CCGTCACCTTCGTAACCTACATCATAAGGGTTGTCTTCTTGAGGCGCATCTTCCATACGATTGCCTAAATTATCAGGCATTGAAGTTTCCATTCCTGGAACTGGATTAGCTGTATCTAAATGTGCCTGACCGTATTCACCTTCAGGTATTTTAGTTTCTGTAACGCCTATAGGGAATTTACCAGTACCAAACATTACATCTACTAACTGACCAAAGGCTGCTAGTACTTTTGTTTTAGTAACTTTTACAAAGATACGAGATTTTTCAGAAGCTCTAAACTTAACTGATTTATTATAAAGACCTCTGTAGTTCTCGTAGGCTTTTAACCACCTACGTTCATCCATATCTCTTTTTTCTTCAGCCTGATAAAACCGAGATTTAATAATACCTACTAAATTAGATTGTTGATTCTCTTCTAAATTTAAAGTTTTACCTGTCTCACCTTCAACGTCTTCATAGATATTGTTTGCATTTAAAAAACTGTTTTCATTTTCTGCCATATATTAATATCCGAATGTTGAGTCTGACGGTATATAAACATCACTTCTAATTCTTAATCTTCTGTCATAAGGATGGTCTACTCTTGGTCGACTCATTAACATATAACGTAAAGCATCATAAGCGTGATCTGAAGCGTGTGTATCTACATCTTCAGAATTAGTTTTAGATAGTGGAATACCTTGCAACTCCCTAATAAGGTTAATGCAATTCTTCACTATCTGTAATCTTGGTCTGTTATTTTCAGGTCGCTTTCTTAAATATTCGTGTATCTGTACTTTTCCTGCAACTCTGTTCTTATCAGCCCTTCTTAATTTATGGCCTTTATTAACAAGTGTTTCGCCAATAGTAGGCCCTGAGTAACCTGTCCTAGCCCACGCTGCTGTATCTAATACACCAGGTATAGACTTAATTTCAGGTTCTTCTAACTGTGTTAATTTGTCAGCTAACGCATTTCCTGTTAGACCTTTCTGATAAAGTTCTCTATATATGATAATGGTCTTATCTTCAGGATCAATGGCAGCCCACAAACAACAACTTTCTGCAGCGTATCCGTAGTCTACGCCTTTAAACCTTTCCCACCAAGATGGTATATCAAAAGGATCTATAATGTGGTGTTCAGGATCAAACTCCGCAAATGCTGCTCCTTCTGCTATATCCCAATTACCATCTAGTAATTGTTTACGTTGTACAGCAGGAAGCGAGTTAAGCATCCTTTCATATTCACCATCTTCTGCTAGATAAGGATTATCCTGTAATCGAGCAGGGATGAATTTTCTTGTTAGCCCATCGTGTCCTATAAATGCTGAGTTAGACTCCGAAGGCACTACATATCTTTTCTTTACCCACTGTGCGCCAACTCCACCTGGATTTGCCGTACATCTTAAATAAGTTTGTAAATTCTTATCTGTCGTTCTTAATCTTGAGGCTAGATAGTTCCAACCAAACTCTGTAGGTAGATGAGTTATCTCATCAAACCCTATCCAAGAATATGCCTGACCTTGATAACGGTAGACATCTGCATCTCGTTCAAGGAAGCCGAATTCTATTTTAGCTCCGCTAGGAAACTGCCATAGCTTTTCTACTTCTTTAAACCTAGCCCCTTCAAAGGCTTTAGGATATAGTTCTCTTGACTTATCTATTAACTCTCTTAACTCAGGCATTGACTTTCTAAGTATCAATGCTCTGTGTACAGGATTGTGACAAGAGCGCAATGGATCTATTAACATTGCATAACTCTTACCACCACCTGCAGCTCCACCGTATAAGACATCCTTTTCTGGTGCAGCTAAAAAATCTTTCTGTGGCCCTTCGTTAGGCATAAACTCAACGTAGGAATTTGTATCATCTAAATGTTGCTGTATAGCATCTGGTAGTTCTTTACTTTCTGCTTCAGTAAGTACATTTGATGTTAATACTTTTTTACTCGCAGCTAACTTTTTTTCTTCTTTGCGTAAGTTTCTGCGCAGTTTTGTAACTTTAGAGTTTTTCTTCTTTAAAGCTTTTTGTGCGTGTAGTGCTGCTTTAATATGAGATAACTCAGTATTTTTTGGTCTACCCCTTTTCTTCTGCGGCGTTCCGTCTTTCTTTAGTATATAGTTCCCTTGAGCATCTGTCAAGTATTTTTCAGGATTTTTTAACCATTCTTCCATAAACTTTATCCGTATGTTTTTTTAAACCTGCTCTTGACATTTTTCTACCTGTTTCTGCTTCTAACCAATCTACACCAATGCCTAGACTAATTTCTCCTGCGTGTACAGACTCAGCTACTTCTTTAAGTATATCGAGCTGTTCAGGTATAGGTTTTAAGTAGCCGTCTATAGGAGACATCTCATAACCAAAAGGAACAGTAGACGATGTTCTTCTAACATAGTTATCAGGAGCTAACATAGTTATTTGATTTAACTGTTGCATAAGACCACCTAATGTCACCACTTAACCTTATGCGACCAGTATCTTGCACTTAGTTTGCTAGGACTTGAATCCTGTGCATTATGTCGAGCATAGTAAGATTTTTTTCTGGCTTTATCTTTAGCTGACTTAGGATTTTTACCTGCACCACTAACTCCTTGTTGACCAAACCTTATGGTTTTAATCTTGTCTCCTACTTTAGCAACTACAACGTGAGATTTAGTTTTATGACTAGGAGTACGTTTAGGTTTATTAAANCCTGATACTCCTGCTTTTGCAAGTCTTGAATCTTTTTTCTTAGCCATTATCGTTTCTTCCCTTTGTGTAAGCCGTGTTTAGCGTGTTGCTTACCTTTCTTTGTAGCTTCTCGTTTCTTTTTATTTGCTGCTGCAAGTTTCTTTCTGCCTGCTGCAGTTGATTTAAGTTTTGTTATAGTCGCTGCAGGCGCATAGACTTCCCCTGTCTTTGAAGACTTCTTACCACTAGCGGTGCGCCACTTTTGCTTTGTCCATTTCTTTAGAGACTTTTGAGACTTCTTTAAGGCCACTACTTCTTGCCTCGTGCCTTCACTTGTGCTTTCTTAGATAATTCTTTTAAATGAAAAAGCTTGACGCTTGTTTTTGTATGAGTTTTGTTTGTGTGTAAAGATCCATTAGGCATCTTGTGTACAGCACCTTTATGCTCAGTACCATCTTTTTTAAAGTGTTTAACTCCCTTTGCCATTACATCTTCTCCATATCTTGAACAGACTTAAACTTGACAACTCCACCACTCATCATTTTATTGCGCTTAGAGTTGTACATTCCACCGCCCATCATATTCTTACGTTTTGAATCGTACATTCCACCACTCATCATTTTTTTTCTATCTTTCATTTGTATCCTCCACCTGCTTTTTTATACTGACTAGCCAGTAGTTGAGCTTTACGCGCAGACCATTGACCAGCATTACCACCTTTACTACCTGCTTTGATCTTATTAAAAAGACGTTTACGCATAGTAGGCTTAGTGTAGTTACCTGCTTTGTTTACTGTTGATTTCTTTTTCTTTACGGCCATAACTTTTCACTTGTAATAAAGCTTCGTTATACTGAAGCTGTTCTTTACGGCTTCTTAACTGCTGCCGTTGGTGCTTCTTTGCTTGGTTTTTAAAATAGTTGTCTCTATTTCCCTTGTTCACAAAGGTAGTTTTGCTCTAAGTTTAGCATATAGGTCAGGGTTAACTCGCTTTAACATAATTACACCTACTACAACTACAAATACTAATCCTATTAATATGTCCATAGTGTTATTCCTCTTCGATTACTGTGTAATGCTCTTGGTTTATTTCAATAGGAGCTTTATCTGGCATTAGAAAGATACCGCCCCCTACGTTATGGTTGACATCTACCCTATCTACTTTCACTACTCCTACTCTATCAAGTAAAGTAGTGGCTGCTGCAAGTTTATTACTTGCCTGGACTATAGGTCTGTTAGACTCCATAATCTCTACAAGCTTAAACGCTGCTTTAGGAGCGGATGTCGCTAGTACTTCTTTGGTTATCTCTAATATTTCAGACTTTAGACTCTTAACAACGTGATGATGGGGTGAAGAATAACCAGCTAACTGTGCAGCTTGCTTTGCATCACCTTGAGTCTCTACGAGATGTTTAAGAAAAGACTGTTGTTTGTCTGTTAACTCTCGTTTTACTTCTTTTTTCTCTATTGTATTTAATACTGCCATTAGAATAGTATATAGTCTGTGGGGGATTTGTCAAGTTATTTACGATATGTCTTGACAAACAGTAATCTGAACTATATACTAAAGTAATCCACCCCCCAGGGTTCAACCTAGTATATCTAGATCTATAAAGTTCTATAGAGTCCGCAGATATACCAGTATTCTATCTGGTTAATGATCTAAATCTGTAGAAAATGTATGTATATGCTATATATATGGGTGGTACCCCTATGGTCTCCTGCCCCCCTATGGTGGTACCCCTATGGTCTCCTGCCCCCCTATAGATCTCTGTAGGCCTAAGCACCTAGAAAGGTAACCTTCGCAAGCTCAGTAACTCTTTATA